CAATTGATATCGAAGACTCGGATCAAGTTTTTGATGTCATGTTTCATTCCGATAAAAAATATTGTACGGTTGTGAAAAACGATTGGAAAATTTACTTAGAATCGCTGAAAAAAGTTTCCCCAATATTAAAAGAATTTGAAGGAAATGTAGAATTTAAAGACAAGGATGGATTTTCGAAATTCAGTATGATGGTTATTGAACTGAACCAGAAAGATGCTAAAGTGAAAGTAAAAAGAGCCATTGATGAAATTGTTACAGAATGTTTAGGGTCGGAAGTGAAAGCCACCGAACCCTTAATGGCGGCGGGATTAGATTCCTTGGCTTCCGTAGATTTGCGCAATCAATTGATTCAAAAATTTGGAATGGAATTATCTTCAACTTTGTTATTTGATTATCCAACGGTAAGTGATTTAACGCAACACATTATGGGACAACTTTTTGTGAACAAGGATGCGAAGTCAGAAAACAAGGAAAATGTTACGAACGCATCCGAAGCGATTGCGATCGTGGGGATGTCGTGTCGTTTACCAGGTCGATCGATTAATTATGAAAAATATTGGGAAATGCTTATGAATCGTACTTTTTGTATGGGACGGATCAAGTCGGATCGTTTCGATATAGATGCATTTTATGCTTCCGATAAGGATGCACCCGGTAAAATATATGCCCCCTTTATTTGCGACATGGAAAATCCTTTTGATTTTGATTACAAATTTTTTGGTATCTCAAAATCTGAAGCCGAAAGAATAGATCCTCAAGGTCTACAAGCCATAGAATTATCATACCTAGCTTTATGTGACGCCGGGATTGAATTAGAAGACGTTTTCGGGACAATGACAGACGTTTATCTCGGCATCGAGGCAAAAGATGACGACGAAGCAGACCTATCAAAGGATAAGGTGAACGTATACAGTGCTACAGCTTCATCTCCAAGTTGCTCTAGTGGTCGAATTTCTTACCTTATGGGTTTAAAAGGAGCGGCCGTTAGTATCGCAACAGCTTGTTCAGCATCTTTAGTTGCCACACATTTTGGAGTTAATTCTTTACGTCTAGGTCAGAGTAATATGGTATTAGCCGGTGGAATCAATGTTATGACCGGTCCATTAATGCACTTAGTGTTTTCTAGATTGCATATGCTTTCCGTTGATGGAGCATGTAAAACGTTTGATCACAGGGCCAATGGTTATGTTCGAGGAGAAGGTGGTGGAATGATCGTGATGGAACGTTTATCCGATGCAAAAGCAAATGGTCGCTACGTTCATGCATTAATCCGAGGAAGTGCCGTACAACAAGATGGAAGGAGTAGTACCTTAACCGCTCCAAACGGACCCTCTCAAGAAAATACAATTCGCACCGCAATCCGTAACGCAGGGTTGGAACCAAAAGATATCGATTTCATTGAATGCCATGGTACTGGTACCTCATTAGGTGATCCAATCGAAGTAAACTCCATTAAGGGTGTTTTTAGGGATAAAAAAACACCGCTATACCTTGGAGCGGTTAAAAGTAATATTGGTCATTTAGAAACTGGGGCAGGAATTGCTGGATTAATTAAAGTAGTTTTATGTTTAAAAAATCGCCATATTCCTCCAAATCTTCATTTTGAAAAATTGAACCAGGACATTAATTTAGATGGTACGGCTATTCAATTGGCAACCGATGGTGTCGAGCTACCCAAAGATCGTGTCGTTCGTGGTGGAGTTAGTAGTTTTGGTTTTAGTGGTACGTTAGGTCACATTATTGTGGAATCGTATGATGATATCGAACCAACTGATTTTAGTGTTATTCAGTCGAAGATCAATCCGGTTTATTGTAGAAATCCCCATAGTATTTATTTAGAAAAGCATGCTCCCAGTGTATTGATTCGTAAAGATGATATCGCTGATCATATCGTTAGAGATCGAATCATCATGCCGGGTGCTGGTTATATCGAATTACTTTCAAATAAATGTAAAAATATTAAAAACTTTAAAATTCAAATTCCCTTAGTACTAGAAGAAAATGAAGATAATGTTCGTACTAAGATTGAACTTGACGATCAAAATATTAAAATCATTTCTAATGATGAGACGACTCATGTTGTCGCCTCCGTTGCAGATAAGCCAGATTCAAATTCTTTAAATACCAATATCCCAACGAATATAGATTACTCATCATTATCAATATCATCAATAGATCCAAAAGAACTGTATTTTCAAATGAAACGGAGTGGAGTGAATCTAGGTCCACAATTTCAAACCATTCAAAAATTAGTACACAACGATACCGAATGTTTCGCCGAATTGAAAACTACCTCCAAATTAAAAATCACTACTTTGTTAGACGGTGCTTTCCAATCTACTAGTTGTTTGTTTGGAGATATTGTGGAAGGAACTTATGTTCCTTACGAAATTGATGCAATTGATTTTTACGATAACGATTTTCCTACTTCTATGAAAAGTTATTCGGTGATTAGAAATGTGGATCATTTGAAATGCACCATTACGATGGATGTAGTTTTGTATGACGATTCGAAAACTTTCTGTACAGTGAACGGTTTAGTATTTAAAAAGATATTATCATCCGCAGAACACAATACTCAAAATTTTGTTTTGAATGAAAAATCTTTACCCACAAAAGCTACGATCGAACAACCATTCCATTTTGATTACACGTACGTGAATAAAGATATGGATGGATTTTATCAAAACATTTTAAGTCAAAAAAATACAATATTTACGAGTGATCACTCTTCAATATTATTTGTCGATTTAAATGTACGTTCTGGATTAATGGGATTAGTAAAAACGTTAGCGAAAGAATTTCCTGATATTGTGATGAAGTATTTGTACGCAGAAAATAATGCGCAAATTGAAATTGAAAAAAATAGTATGGATGATCTTTACGTTGTTTATGAAAGTAATGTACGTAAAGTTGGATCGATTGTGGAGACGAAGGATTATTCGGTATGTCGTAAATTAGATTTTGGAGAACGAGGGGCTTTAAATAATTTGAAAATTATAAATGTAAATCGTCCATTACCGATTAGTGGAGAAGTTGAAGTTAAGGTTTACGCAAACGCACTTAATTTTCGTGACGTTTTAAATACTATGGGACTTTATCCTGGTAATCCTGGTCCTATCGGTGGTGAATTTGCTGGTATTGTAAGTAAAGTTCCGAAAGATGAAGTTGATTATAAGGTAGGTGATGTTGTATTTGGTATTGGGATGAATGGTTTTGCTGAATATACTTTGGCTAAAAGAGATTTGATTCATCGTGGTAATGATAAATACAGTTTTGAAACCTTAGCATCATTTCCTGTCGTAGCCTTAACGGTCGAGGAATCATTTTATCATTTAACCCAAATTAAAGCCGGTCAAACTATTTTAGTTCACGCTGGAGCTGGTGGCGTGGGCTTGATTGCAACACAATACGCATTAAATGCCGGTTGTAAGGTTTGGGTTACTTGTAGCGATAAAAAACGCCCCTTCATTGACTCTCGTGTATCGGGTATTGGGAATAGTCGAGATGCCGAAGCTTTTAATAAGGAAGTTAGTAATGTAAGTTTTGATGTAGTTTTGAATTCATTATCAGATAATTTTATTAAATATTCTTTCGATAAATTAAAGAAAGGGGGAGTATTTATAGAAATTGGCAAGATAGGAATTTGGTCTCACGATGAAGCTAAAGCTTATCGAGAGGATGCAACATATCATACGGTTGCGATTGATCATAAAATTCGGGAGGAACCAAAATACATTAAACAACTATTGGCGAATGTGATGACAAGAAACTTAAAACCAATGAATGAGACCGTTTACGACATGGATAATGCCATAGAAGCATTCAGATTCTTACAATCCGGACAAAATGTTGGTAAGGTACTGCTAAGAACTTCGCATCCAAAATTATCGGGTCATTATATCGTTACGGGTGGTACGGGTGCATTAGGGTATCATGTAGCGAAATATTTGATTTCTTCAGGTGTAGAGCGTATTACTTTAATCAGTCGTTCGGGTAAAATTGTTCCAAAGGAAATTGCGCATAAATGTAGTATTTTGAATTTGGATTTATCAATTGAAGAAAATATCCATAAATTACTTACTCAAAACTCTAATATAACGGGAATAATCCATTGTGCGGGTACGCTTCGGGATGGTTTCTTTGAGAATCAAACGATTGAAAATTATGAAACGGTTTATTCAAAAGCCAAGATGGCGGAATGGTTGGATGAATATTCACGTCACTTAGCATTGGAATGCTTCGTTGTGTATTCAAGTTTAGCTAGTTTGATGGGATCACCCGGTCAATCAAATTATAGTACGGCAAATTGTGCTATGGATCGAATTATTGAAGAACGTAATCGATTAGGATTAGTAGGAACTTCGATACAATGGAGTGGTTGGGATTCTAGAGATGTTGGAGGAATGGCCGATGAGCGAACATTACAGGGAATGTTACGCGAAGGATTCGTACCAATAACCAGTGATATTGGTGAAGGATTTTTGAATTCAAGAATTAGGAGTAATGGTGTTTGGGGATGTGTGCCGATGTTGAAAAATAATAAAAAATCGGATAATATTAATGTGGATATTTCTAAATTTCAAACTAAGGAAGAAATCCAAAATGAAATTCAACGAATCATTAAAACAATTTCCAACGAAGAAATTGGGGTAGATGAATCGATGATGGATAATGGTATTGATTCTTTATCGGCAGTGGAACTACTAAACGAATTGAAACGAAGCTTTTGTGTCAAAATAGAAAGTACGATTTTGTTCAATTATTCCACAATTAATGCATTGGTTGAATATTTCTACATTCAAATTCAAAAACATTCAAAGGCACTGGAGTCAGTAGAGTCAGAAAATATTACGATGCCACTAAAGCCAACAATTCTAGAAAACAAAAATTCAGTAACGGTGATACATCATGGTTTGGGACAAATAGAATTTTTTGATACCGTTTACGACGAAGACGAGGATGAGGATTATTCAAATTGTGTGATTACCAAGAATTCAGTCAAAATACCTGACTGTTTGATTAATCAACCACATGAGTGCGTACTATTCACAAGTGATTTTGAGAAGGGAGATATTGATGATACATTGTATTCCATTGTTGACAAAAATAAGGATAGCTATGTAAGAATACGACGAAATAATAAGATTAAAGTATTAAGTAATTTTACCAATTTGAAAAATATTAACGAAGGTCTTCCAATGTGGATGATACATCCAGTTGAAGGAACTGTTCATATTTACAAACATTTGAATTATAAAGATGGTCCTTTGTATGGGATATTTTCTTCAAATAAGAGGAGAAATACGAAATACGATGTAGCTGAATATTATGAATTGATCAAAAGTAAGCAACCTCATGGACCGTATATTGTCGGAGGGTTTTCATATGGAGCGCAGATTGCTTGGGGTATTTGCAGAAAACTTAGTGAGACTACTGATGATAAGATTAAGTTGATTCTCTTCGATCACGATTTAGAACATATAGAAAGAGAAGAATTCGAAGAAGAAGTATTTATGAGATTTAAAAATGATTTTTTGAACAGTGAATATGACTATTTAACAACGAAGGAGCTTAATTCAATCTCAAACTTTGACTCGAAGTATTTAGTAAAATTGGCCAATTCAAAGAAAAACGTTAACTCGGAATATAATAACAAAATCGAAAAAAGTAATGTTGAAGTAATATCCTTCCGAGTAGATAGAGACAATTTAAAATTTGACCATACTAAACTTTCTGAAAAATGTAAATTCACTGAATATAGAGCAAAATTCAAATCTACAACTCATCTAATGATGATGATGGATCCAATTGTTAGAAATTTCAATTTTAATGGTTTTTAAATTCATGTAAATTTTTTTTAAAAATATTTTCTCAAGATATAGATGTCTGGTTTAATCTATTCAGATTGTGTATTATTGGCATCTTAGTATCCTTCATGTACTCAGAAGAAAACAACAATGTCCAATTGAAAGTTGCAGTAGATTTTGAAAATGCCACTTCAAGTAAAAAAACTTGCTTATTATTTTCTTATTAATACTACTATTATATAAAATGCCAATACTTATGAATGATCAACGACCTCTTCGTACTTCCTCTAAGTACGATAAAGTTAAAATTAGATACGAATGTTCAAATGTCCGAGCTCAAACAATTCCAGAATTTTTTACCAAGGCCATCACCAAGCATGGTAGCAAGGTAGCGTACGTGGATAGTATGGGCGAGGCAACAACCTATCGTGAGTATGAGGCTTTGGTACACATGGTAGCCAAGTCGTTGATTCAACTGGGATTGAATAAATTGGATTGTGTAAATATTATTGGGTTCAATGGACCAGAATGGATTTTAGCGAACATGGGTTCGATCCTGGCTGGGTGTGTACCAAGTGGGGTATATGCTACAAACAATGCAGAAGCTTGTGCTTATGTAGCCAATCATTCGAATGCTAAGGTAGTTGTTTGTCGGGGGAACAAACAGTTGGCGAAGTATTTGGAGATTCAGTCCAAACTACCTGATCTAAAGGCGATTGTTGTTTATGGTGAAGATATTAACAGTAGTTTACGCAAACAATTTACATCAATCCGTTGTTTTAGTTGGAACGAGTTCTTGCACCATGGGGATAAAATGCATACTGGTGATGTCTTGAAGAAGAGGATGGAGTCGGCGGATCCTGCAGAACTGTGTTCCTTAATCTACACCAGTGGTACGACCGGGAACCCGAAGGCGGTGATGTTGTCGCATGATAATATTACGTGGACCGTTGAACATTCGATCGAAACTTTAATGGATTGTACGATTCACAATCGGTTCGTATCCTACCTACCACTCTCACACATCGCAGCCCAACTGTTAGATCTCTATATCCCAATATCCAGTGGTTCTACGGTCTACTTTGCTACCCCCGATGCCCTAAAGGGTGGGTTGGGTGCAACCTTACGTAAGGCTAGACCGACTGTATTTTTTGGTGTACCCCGTGTTTGGGAGAAGATTCAAGAACAGATGCTTCGGGTTGGGGCGTCGGTTGGTGGTGTGAAGAAAAGAATTGCCGGTTGGGCGAAGGCTAAGGGGAAGATATTGACCGAGGGTAAGATGTATGGTGCTGAGGAGATTGCACCTGGATGTGTGGATAGTGTATATGACCGACTTGTGTTTAGTAAGATTCGGGATAAGCTTGGATTAGAAGAGTGCTACCTACATCTAACGGGTGCGGCCCCAATTTCGAAAACCACGGTCGACTACTTTATGCAACTTAAGATTCCGATTATGGAAATTTATGGTATGAGTGAATCGGTTGGATTGGGAACATTTAATCATGTTGGGAATTGGAAACCTTCTACTGTTGGGACGAAGGGTAGTGGGACTGTATTTCGAACCGACCCAACGACTGGTGAGATTTGTTGGAAGGGGCGGAATATCTGTATGGGTTATATGGGTATGGAGGATAAGACCATTGAGGCGATTGATGAGGAGGGGTATCTACACAGTGGTGATATTGGAGAATTCGATGAGGATGGATTTATGCGTATTACTGGTAGGATTAAGGATTTGATCATCACGGCTGGTGGTGAGAATGTTGCCCCGGTTTTGATTGAGGATACGATTAAGTCGATTTGTGGTGTGGTGTCGAATGCCGTGGTGGTTGGTGATCGTAAGAAGTATTTGGGTGTCTTGTTGTGTTTGAAGACCGAGGAAGGTGAGGATGGGGAACCAACAAATCGTTTGAGTGAGGAGTGCTTGGAGGTTTCGAGAAATATTGGGAGTACGGCACAGACTGTGGGTGAGGCACAGGATTGTGAGATGTGGAATAGTTATTTGGAATCTATGTTGAAGGAAAAGGTGAATGAGAAGGTGATTAGCCGGGCTCAACGGGTTCAGAAATTTAGAATTTTGGATTATGATCTTAGTGTTGGAAATGGCTTGCTGACTCCGACCATGAAGGTGAAGAGGGCGAAGGTAATTGAACGCTGGTCGGCGGTCGTGGATACAATGTATTGATTGATTTATAGCGTAGAGTAGTAGTTAATTCAATTCAACAATAAGGATTTTTTTTTGTAAAGCTGTAACAGAGTTTATTGGGCAAATATGTTTATGGCATTAATGAAAAGAAGATTTGGGGAGTTGTAAATGAAATTTCAGAGGATAATGAATCGACAGTCCGTTATCATTGGAGATCATCCACTGGTATGGAGGGTTTTGCGTATCTTGACAACATCCGACAATAGATTGGTGAAGTTTTTTTTCCTTCACGTTGAATCAATCTTTATTTATCATAAAGTTGCAGCCACATTCAACAATCTTATAAAACTACCATCATCATTATGAATGCAGATTTTAATCGACTCGTGGAGCTGGAGAAATCTCAAGAGAAATATGTAGTAGATTATTATCATCGTTATATTTTGTTTATTTTTTTTCTATTGATTCTATGGACAGGAAATCACGTATACATCGACATCTACGTGATTGCCGTGAGGAGATTAAAGGTATGACGGAAGAAGAAATTAGAATGTGGTGTCGCGATAAGGGTCAAGATCTGGAAGATAACAACACGTATGACATCGAGTTACATAAAACACGTCCGATCGATTTCTCAACCGCTGTCGTCGCACGATTAGATCTCAATGCCCTAATTTTATTGGCATCATCTCCCCCACCTTATGTATTCAAACGATTGATTCAATTTCCGTTCAATATCCTCCATACTTGTTCGATATGTTGGGACAAACGGGATTTCAAACAGACGTTTGTAGAACTACGTTGTGGGCATACGTTCCATAAGGATTGTCTCGAGACTTGGTTCGAAACATCCCCAAGTTGCTGTTTGTGTAGAAAAGATTGTTTGGACTTGGATCGTATCCCGATTGATGTTGGGTATGAGGATGACGAGATTGATTTTGATATTAATCTTCCAGAAATTAGTTATTCCGATATGATAGGTGGGCTGTTTCAATTTATGAGACGCAGCTATTTCTGGTAAAGCTGTTGATATAAATGGTATGAAGCGTACGATTTTTTTCGGAAAGCGTCCAAATTGATAACGCTATACTGTTTTGTACTTCTTTTACTTTCATCAACACACAAAGAAATATTTATGAAGCGTATCTACATATACAAGGATACGGGTACATCCTTATTATACTATATGAAGTTAAATAATGCTTTGAATCGTATCCTACCTCAACATACGACGTATCCTACGAGCGTATGTGCTTTAAGTGCAAGGCAAATCAAAGACTCGTACCTCCCTACTACGAACTCAACACTTATCATCCCTGGGGGGAAATCATCATACTACTCCACGGCATTAGGTTGTAGTGGGATACGCAAAAATACAAGACTTTGTGTCTAGTGGTGGGACGTATGTTGGTATATGTGCTGGGGCGTACTTTGCTTGTACGGATATCGAGTTTGAGAAAGGGAATCCTAAACATGAAATTATAAAAACCGAGCTTAACTTAGACTTATGTGATGGGAAGGCTGTGGGGACGCTGTTTGGAGATTTTGATGAACGTGTTGCGTTTGATGTGGAGATAGATTGGACCGAATATACGAGGACGGAGTGTATGTTGGTTAAATATCTTGGTGGATGTTGGTTTGAGGATATTCGAACAAAAAATGTGGATATAGTAGCTAGGTATCGGTATAATGATAGACCAGCTGTGATTCGATTTCCGTATGGTCGTGGAAACGTCGTACTATCGGGTGCTCATATTGAGTTACAGGATGAGCATTTGAATTGGCTACTTCGATACTAACGTCAGACGAAACTATAGACAGAAATCTAATAAAATTAAAAAATATTTGTAGATATTAGTATGACGGATATTGCAATTTTTAATAATGGTAAGACATATCTAATTTACAATAAAGAGAAGGATAGCAAATACATCAAGGCTATCGAAATAAACAAAAAAAATGAAGATGAAATTGATTTTAAGCTATCGTCAAAAGTACACCAAGCTTACTATTTCAGATTGAAAGGCATAGGAAGTTTGAACTCATTCCATCTTCTTGTAAAAAAGAATTGTAGGCAAAAGATAATTAGTCACTATTTTGATTACTTGAAAACAAAACAAAATCCAAACATCAAAAATTTCAAAACATTACATCAGATAATGAGCGTAACTGATATTTCAAAACTAACTGCTATTATGAATGGAACAGAACTCGATACTAAAATCATGGATCACTACATACATAGCATCCAAAATGATTTTGATACATTAACCAATGAAAAGCCATTACATAACTACATGATTTCGAGATCATTAAACTTCGACAAAACATTATATCAACACGCATCAGAATTTGAATCTCGTTGCTATATTGTTTTTAACAATCTGATCAACAATTTTGATTTCGAAATATTTGGTCTACTTGATAACGATATTGAGACGATTGAAGCAACGACGCCAATCACGAAAACAAAGATTATGAAAACCAAAAACGTACGACAAAAGACAGCCAAAGCACCGAAAACAACCAAAGCACCGAAAACAACCAAAGCAACAACCAAAGCACCCGCCAAAGCGATCACGAAAGCAACAACCAAAGCACCCGCCAAAGCGATCACGAAAGCAACAACCAAAGCACCCACCAAAGCGATCACGAAAACAACAACCAAAGCACCCGCCAAAGCGATCACGAAAGCAACAACCAAAGCACCCGCCAAAGCGATCACGAAAGCAACAACCAAAGCACCCGCCAAAGCGATCACGAAAGCAAAGATTATGAAAACCAAAAACATACAATCTAGGCATGTGAAAGCAACGAAGGGTGTGTTTAGTGGTCTGTTTTCGATGCTTAATAGATTTAAAAATTCGTGTTGTGATTGGTAGTGGTTGATCTAATTACTTCATAATATGGTCTCTAGAAGAGGTTATCTAGATAATAATTTTCATTAAATAATTTAAACTCGTACTTTAGTTCATCAACACCAACACCACCAGTGTTGGGATGCTGGTATAGTAAAGCAACCGATGTTATTTTTGTTGCGGATGGTTTGTGGAGTGGGTTGGGATGGTTTATGAATTGGGATATCTTTATTTGTCTCATATTCGGCTCAAGGTCGGTGTAAACTCGGTTTAGGAGTCGAATTTTTTGAAACCTAAATTTTAGTCTATTGATCACCATCACTAGTAAATCATCATCCTGTTTCAGTATTTTGTAGATATCTAACCTTCGTAGAACATGATAAGCAAAATCAGCGGTTTTATGATGACGCGTTGCGTGGATTAGTTGGATTTGAGTTTTTAGAGTAAAATTTAGAAACAATTTTGCTAATGATTTAGGCGTGGTTTTTTTTCTACTGATTAATTGAATTTTCTCAACTTGTGCTAAGGTATGGATATCGTATGGTGATTTGGTGCTCAATATATTGTAGGTAAAGGAAAGTGTATTGGTGTACACAGGTTCCTTTAGATAATTAAAAATCGAATGAAGTACATCTGGTTGAATGTTTGCAAACATCGTGTTCGTTAGAATTAGATCGGTTGACTCGTTGTGTCTAAATCTTGGAGGTGAGGTAAAGTTAAGCTCAAACAATTCCTTACCATTCATCTTAGGCTTAAGGGTTAGTGAATTGTCTACTTCATTGATCGTGTATCGTATGTTTGTTTTCAGTAATTTATAAGAATTCATAGTATGGATGATTAAGGTTAGTTCATCTACATCACGGAAGGCCACGTGATTCAAACACTTTGTTACACTGTCGCTTATATTTTTTGTAAAGTGTGTAAGCAGAACTTCTCGATTTCGATAACCACATACAACCATACCAACACCATCAAGTGTGATCGACATAATGAAAGTAAAATAAAAAAAATTAGCCACGAAGACGTAGTACCAAATGTAGCGTAGACTCCTTTTGGTACTACGTCTTCGT